TATATCAACTCTCTATGGTCAGATACTAAACTATACAATGCTTGGTATCTACCTGATGGACACTATGCTTATTGTCCTGTTATGGTTCAGGACAAGAAACGTGTAGAGATCAAGGAGATGAAAGGTGGTACAGCTACTATGACAGTAGTATGTGATGTTAATAAGGCATCTAATGAGCCACACAGATCTCTTTGTCCTAATCTGGTACACTCAGTTGATAGCCTTATAGCTAGGTGGGTTATAGAGATGCTTGATGAGAAAGGCATACAAGTGTCTCCTATTCACGATAGCTTCGGAGTACACGCAGAGCATTGCGATGCACTCAGAGAAGCCTATCGTAAGTGCCTAGCTAGGCTGTATAAAGAGGATATTCTAAATGATATCCTTAGACAGATACAGCCAGATGCTGAGTTTGAGTTACCTGAATATAGTGAAGAGATATATCAAGCTATCAGAGGTAACACAGAGGGCTACTACATCTGCTAGTTAGGGTATTAGTAAATGCTAATGCCCTACGGGCAATCTTGTGGTAAATAGTTGGGCTGTTGAAGCTCTAGAAACTAATATAAACAATTCTAAAAGGATAACAAATGACAACATCAACTATAACTTATAACGATATTAACAACAATATAGTAACTAATAGATTAGTTACTCAGATCGGCAATCTCTATGTGGCTAAGGGTAGAAACCCTTATGGTACACACAATTTAGTGTTAATTACTGAAATAGACGGAGAGCTAAGAGCTATTCGTCATGGTAACGTAGCTACCCTTAGTTGGGTAGCTAGTGAGGAGGCTACTGACAGAAAGAGCAAGAAAGCTATTAGGAGAGCTATAGCTAGTGTGGGATATAACCCATTAGCTAATAAGCCTGAAAATAAGCTTCAACAGCTAGTAGCTAGTAATAGAGCTAGCTATATAGCTAGACTAAAAGCTGAGAGAAAAGCTAGAGTATGCCTAGTACATAGTTGCGATGGAGAAGCTATCGCAGATTACTCTGAAGAAGAGTATTAAGATAGGGAGTAATCCCTATCTACTCTTATTTTTTACTAGAGGAGAATAGTGTGTGAATACTTATGGAGAGTATGTCATAGCTTTCAAGAGTAATGACGAAAAGCATAAGAATATGCGTACATCAGTAAAGAGGTTGCCTAAAGGTAAGGCTATTGAATACTACACTAGGAAACTAAGGGTAGTATGGAAACTAATAGAAAATAAATCAACTACTAAGGGATAAAACATGTGTTCAAATCTAATAACACTTTATAGCGAGTTACTTCAACACCATAATGCACTAAGTGAGCTTAAACTCACTGAAGCAGGCGGTAGCTTACAGCTAAAAATTAATGAGGTTTACATCTATGGTAAGCCTGGTAAAGTTATTAAGGCTGAAAATAGTCCTATGTGTATGCTATGGGACACCATAGAGCCAAACATAACCTATGATGATAGTGGAGCTGTAGAGTATATGGCTCTTAACATTTATAAAGATGATGAGTATATAGGAGAAATACTCCTATGAATACAAGTACAGATATACATCAAATATTCACAGAACTACAAGCTTGGAAAGCAGAAAGACACTTAGAGTTAGATCAGCAGAGAGTTGGTTATTACTCTAATATTATGGAGGAGATAGGAGAACTATCAGAAGCTATGAGAGTTAATGACAGTAATGGCTATATAGATGCTCTATGCGACATAGTTGTCTTTACGGTTAATGCTCTAGCAGAGTATCACTATTGCCCTACAGTGCTTAATTGTACTAGAAACACTAGCACAGAGACACTGTATAGACTATTGCTCCACGAGATAGGCAAATATGGTAAGAATTGGGAAGCTAAGTATGTCTGCAACATATACCATATATGCAAGCTATTAGCTACACAGAAGGGCTATGATCTCTTTGTCTGTATGGATGAGACTATCAAAGAGATAAGCTCTAGAACTGGTAGCTATGATCCAGCTATAGGCAAATGGATTAAGGATAAGAGTCCTGAAGCCAAAGCTAAGTGGTATAAGGCTAACTACCAAAGGATAACTAATGCTTAGTCAAGGAGAGATAAGAGTAGCTGCATTATTAAGTGCTTGCTACGGTATGTTAGTTGATGATGACATAGACGAGTTATACATCGACAAAGAGACCACTGAGATGGTCAATAAGATACGTTGGGGTCTATATGACCTATTAGTACCTTATTCGTCTCACGAAGCAGAGATAGCTGTCAAAGGTAGAGTTATAGAATCTAAGCTAAAGAGAGACAAGAAAGACTATCTGATCTCAAATACTCAGTTAGCTATGGATTTACTCTACTTAGCCTTTCAGCCTAACGAGAGAGGCTTTAAGAAAGCTCCTAGCAAGGTCATAGAGTGGTATAGAGAGAACAGAGATACTATCCTAGAGATCAGCTATAGATCTGTAGATAGCGATCAATTTAAAGACTCTGATGAAGGTAGCTACCTATTAGCACACGTAGCATTAGAGGCTTTTACTAAATAAACTTATAGAGAGGTAAGAATAATGGCAATCAATCAAGAGGATCTAGCATTTGTTAGAGAAGCTGTATTAGCTTGTGAAGCAGAACAAATATTTAAGCCTATAGAGGAAGGTTATACAAATATACTCTTATGTAATCCAGAGAAGTCTCTTAATTATCGTTTAGATTACATAAACTCAATCAAGATACCAGATGGGTATAAGAAAGAGTTTAAATACCCTGTATACATCAGCTACCACAGTATTCTGTATGGGGTATTACACAATGAGTATGGTGTAGTTGTTAAGCAGATTAAGAGAAGCTATAGTGAGCTATTGTGGAGAGAGATTATCTCTAAAGACCCTTATAAAGGAGACTTAACTGAGATAATGTTTATCCCTGATAATTCAGCATATCACATAGACTGGTATAAGGTGTCAGAAGGATATAACTTAGATGGATTACCAGATAGTTGTATGAAAGGTAAAGGAGATAGATTTATCCCATTAGATAGGATAGCTGAAATGGCTGTCTTAGTTAAAGACTCTACTAATCAAATGGTAGCCAGATGTATCGTCTGGAATAAAGGCGTAGTAGAGAGAGCTAATGGAGAGAGAATAGATAAAGACCTCTACGATAGGCTCTACTATGTAGATGGTTATGCTGAAGAGCTTATGATCCAACACTTAGAAGCTAAAGGTATAGATCCACTATATAACCATTGGAATGGTGTTACTTTTGCTCTAAGGATCAAGAACCCCTTTACTAATGGATACTATCCGTGGATGGATACCTTTAACCTATTAGCAGAGAATGACTATCTATACTGCTACGACTGGCAGGAGTATGGATATGATAGAAGCGATATACGAGATATTATCTTCGAGAGTATGGAGGTTAAAGTTCTAGGAGCTTTACTAACTCAAGATGGATCAGTAGAGTATGGAGAGTATGATGACTCTGATGAAGATGACGAGAATTACTCAAACTATGAAGAAAGATATATCCCTACTAGCAGACAAGTCTATTCAGGTTATCTAAGAGATATTCTTACAAATACTGAAGCATTCATATCTTCTTATGATGGAGACTGGTATCCAATCAATGGTAAAGGGGATGTATGGCTACCTATCTATACTAATCCTGAGAATAAGCCAGATTATGTAGTAGGTATAAATGATTTACACTTCTATAACTGGAGAGATCCAGAGACAAGAGAAGAGTATCTGATACCAGAGAAGGACTCTACTAATGACTGCATAACAGGGTTTAAGATACCTAAAGATAGAGCTATCTACATTAAGTCTAGAGGTGTCTATGTAAGCAGAGATCATAAGCTAGAGGATGTCTTAGATTACTTTGCTAAGGATAACAAAGGACATCTAGAGGATATTGAGCTAGAAGTACTCAAAGAAATGCTAGTGAAGGAGAAGTAAATGGATAGTAAGCAAATGATTAAGGAAGCTATCGAAAAGATAATTGAGAATAGCTATGGTAATGATCCTGAGTACTTTTATAAGTGCAACAAAACTGATAATCTTACTTTTGCTGATAGGAGGCTTATAGCCTTAAATCAAGAGTTGGATATTCAGTGTATATATACTCAAAGGACATTAGCTCCTGAGAGATTTAAGCATCAAATCTATGTCCTATACTCAGGTGTAGTAGTAGGTATATCTCTAAAGAATGGCAATCTAAGCTACTCTCAGATGAAGAAGTCTAATATAGAGGCTTTTATAGAGAGTATTATAGAGATACCTGCTAGTATCTATGATGTTTCTGATGAAGCTAGAAATGAAGAGATCAGAAGGCTACTTAAACTGTATGTAGATACTTCTACTACAGAGTATAAGCTCAACACTATCGCTATATCTGAAGGCTATAACCTAAGAGACCTACCACCTAGTTGTATGAAAGGTCAGGGCTATAAGTTTAAGCCTTTAGATAGTATAGGTAAGATGTATTACCTTACATCTAATAAAACAACTAATATCTTAGCTAGATGCATAGTGTGGAATAGTGGTGTGGTCTTTGAGAAAAATGATGGTATGCCTATAGACTGTCAGTTGCACGATAAGGTGTATCAATTAGAAGGTAAATATGGAGATATATTCAAAGATATGCTCTATAAAGAAGGTATCTTATCACTAGATGAACTAGAGTGTATAGATACTTGGGATTTATACATAGAGAACCCATTTAAGGATATCAAAGAGAGTTGCTATCCTTGGATGGATAGATTTAGCTTATGGGATAAGGAGTTAAATAGGCTTTACTACTACAACTGGAATGTCTATGGTCATAATAGTAATGATCTTAAAGAATTAGCTTCTGAAGTAAATGCTGAGGACTACAGAGTTCTATTATCTACTGATGGCTATACCAGAGATATGGACGAAAGTGATGGTCTAGTATGGTCTGAGTATGAGAATAGAGATATAGACGAGGATGATGCTGTATGGTCAGACAACCTAGATAGTCATATCTCATCTGATTGTGCTATATGGAGTCAGACAGAGCATGACTATTACCACGAAGATGACTATGGCAATGGCTGGTATTACAGCTGGAACAATAGGGACGAACCTATCGATATAGAGAACTCAGATTATGTAGAGTTTCAAGATGTGGATGACACTAGGTATATGATACCTAAGTGTGATGCTGTAGAAGATATGATAGGAGAGCTAGATACTGACTATGTCCCTAGAGATATGGCTATAGAAGTTAAGAGCTTAGGACCTAACTACTTTATCTACAACGATTACTTTGTATCTGTAGTTAAAGAACACTTTGAGAATTGCTTAGCTAATGGTCAAGGCGATGCTGAAGAGTTTGCTCAAATAGTAAGAGATTTAGGAGGAGAATGGGATTATGATGAAGAAGTTAGTTGAGCTATTATTGCTTTCACAAGAGGAGCTATTAGC